TCAGGGTGAATGTTTAACGTCAACACGAATCCAGTCTTGTCTTGCTTTAGAGCAATCTTGACTGCCTCAAATTGAAGTGCGTTCATCATTTGCCTTTTGTTTAGCTTCTTCAAGCTTAAGTTCTAGGTAGTTAATAATCGTAGCCATTCCAACAATGTCATTCTCTGCTTGTTCTAACTTTGTGTGAACATCATGGAACTCCACCAAACGCTCATAAGCACGTTCAAGGTTCTTAAATGTTTTGTTATAAGCGTCTTGCCAACTGCTTGCACCCAAAGGCAACTCAGTTAACCTGGGTCTACCTCTGCGTTTAAACGCTTTATCCTTAAAGGCGTACTCTTTGCCAGCAACTGTTCTAACACGTTTATTTTTGGAACCAGCTGGTCTGCCACGCTTTTTAGCTACTGGGTTTTCAGAAAGGGATGTCATCGTCCATGCCTCCATCGTTAGATTGTGCTTGACCTTCTGCTACATAGGGTTTCTGTGCTTGCAATGATAGGAATGTACTGCCCCCGCTCATTGGCTTTTTCCATCCCGATAACGAGACAGTAATCTTGTTGTCAACAACCTCAAATGCGCTGAGATCAATTAACAGATCACCACGATAGTCAGGTTGTGCGGGATTCTTTTTGCTTTTAACTGCAAAGATTGCACCGCTATTGGGTCTTAGTTCGAATGCCATGTTATTCCTCCTTGAATTTGGCTTTGTATTCCGCAAACTTAGTTTGCAACGTGTTAAACAACTCTTTGTTGCTTGCTTTGATTCCATCTATCTGTTTCTGATTTTGTTTCCAAAGACCAGTTAACTCAGACATCGTCTCGCAAGTCTCACCGAAATTGACCAATGATTCGATCAACAAAATATCGTCAGGGCTAGGCTCGGCATCCTTCTTAACGTCAGGCTTTTTTACTTCGGCTTTCTTTGGTTCTGCTGGCGCAGATCCTGTAACCGCATCAAGCGCATCATGTTCAACAATGCTCAAGGCGGTAACATATAAATACCTACGTTGGTAGGTTTCAACCGCACCTATATTTTGGACTTCATGACAGCCTTTGAGATTCGCAGAACCCATAGGGGAAGTAAAGGTAACTGAACTTCCATCTTCCACATCGTATACCACCATAGTAGCTAGATCTTCGGTAAAAGAAATAGCATCAACCAATCCAACTTTGTTAAAGATTGATTGAACTGCGGGGAGAAAATCTCCCAACTCAAAGTACTTGTATCCCGCAAACTTATTGTGACCTGATTTTGTTAACTCAGTTCCTTGTAATTGGATGCGAGCATCGCTTAGTTTTTTATATACTTTCATTGTGCATTATCCAAAAATTGATCCGCTAATTTATTAGCAACTACATAGATAGCTTCGTGTGCCTCATAATTATTTAACGACAAATCTGATGGCAGTAATTCAAAAACTGTTTCACCGCCACTAGTTAATGCCAACATAAAGTCATAAATCATCTCTTGTCTAGTTTTCACTTTAATTCTCCTTTTAATTGGTGTGAGCAAAACGAACACATGGAATTACAAACGACTTGTACTCCAGTAACTGTCTAGGCTCATGGTAAAAATTACGATCCTTTAACTCGTGCCTTGCATAGTAGGCTGATGGGTTTTGCCTCATCACATCCGCTATGACATCGTCTAACTCTTGATTCATCACTCCAAACATGATGTGATTTTGTCCTCTACTTGCGGACTTTAATCTCTGTTGTTGCTCTTCAGTTAACATTTGATTCCTCCTGTAACGATTGTTGATATTGACTACACCATTGATTTACACCGCAGAAATTGCCAGTGCAACGTACTGCCTCACCTTTGCGGATTTCTATGAACCCTTTATCTTTTTCGGGCATCTCTGAAAGCAAGCCCAATGCCTCTTCTTCTGAATCAAAAACTCTTACTGCAGTTTTACGACCTTCTTTCTTAACTGCATATTTAGTTTCACGAACCCAACGCTCCTCCTCGGTACACAATGGGAGCTCCTCTTCCCAATCCGCATTGACCTTGGCATCACGATGTAAATTGATCCGCTCCCTAATGAAATGTTCAACACGATCATGTGTCCATATAGGAATGTTGATTACTTGAATCGGTGCTTGTGGATAGTCTGCTTTATACATTGCATCTCTACGAGACCAATCCCGAATGAGCGCACAGATCTCCAGTTTCTTGACTGGTTGTTTCTTAACACGCTCAACTAAATACTTGTAAATGTTTTGTTGTTGTTCCCACTCAGGCTTATCGTTCATGATTGCCCATGCTGATGTGAACTTGTAGTCGGTGATGACTGTGCCATCTTTGTCGTTCCTTTGTAAATCAATTGCGCCCGACAGGATAACATCATCTATGGCAACTGATAGACGTTCTTCATTGGTATGACCAACGACCTCGGAACGCTCTGCTACAACGTGCAAGGCAGTACCTAGCAACATCCATAACATATCAGCAACGTCTTGCTCCATCTCATCGTAGTGTTTCCTACGCAACCGCTGAATGCGGGGTGGAGAAATGATTTCGGTGACAGAAAAGTCTGCATCACCTTTTGTGTAGTAATCTCTAGTAGCTAAAGCAACCAAAGTCTCAGGTACGTTAAACTTATTTGTGATCTTCATGTGAGCCTCGTTCGTATGCGAACCATCATACTAATACTACTTTTTACAAAATGCAAACACTTTTATTAAAAATATTTGGCGAGCCAGCCAGCAAAGCAAATTCACGCAAAATGGTATACATCCGTGGGAAGCCAATGTTTATCAAGTCCGAGAAGGCGTTAGCGTATGCTAAAGCGTTTAAACAGCAGTGCGTTATAGCTCCCAGCGAAGTTTTTCAGGATGATGTCGTAGTAACGATTCGCATTTGGTACGCATCCCGCAGACCTGATTTAGATGAAAGTTTGATCCTTGATCTACTACAAGAGGTAGCCTATCAAAATGATAGACAAGTAAAAGAGAAACATATCTACTGGATGGGTGTGGATAAAGAGAACCCTCGGTGCGAGATAGAAGTATCTAAAAGGGAATAAAAAAAACCACCTTTTTTAAGGGTGGTTCTCCGACCTACTGGTCTGATTGATTGGAGGCTCAATTCGCATTCAACTAAGGCAATATTATACAGTAAGCCAAGGCTTGTCAACAACCCCTACGATTTGCTTGCGTTATTTAATTTTACGAATAAAATAGATTGGTTACTTTGTAGTTCCTTCCGTGTGAGGTAGTACTTTGAGAGAGTTTAAACACTCTCTCTTTTTTTTTGGCAGCCAGAAGCAGCAGCCGCTTCCAGGAACAACAATAAAGTTTAAACATATGTTCGTACGTGTTTGTACGTGCTTGCACCAAAACTCCTTGCAAATCTTTGTTAAAAATTTACAATGGAATCCTTATGAAGATATGCCCCGATTGTTTATCCAATTACAAAAGGTCTAAGCGTGGAAAATTAGAACGCAAAAACCAAGGTGCTTGGGGTCGTGGCAAGTGGGATGCTTGTGTTTATCACACAGAAGAAACAAGGAAGTGTAAAAAACATCATGTGCAAGCATTGCATGATGGAGCAAAAAGAAGAAATAAAATTAAAGCAACAATGCCGAAGTGGGCTGATGTAAAAGAGATTAAGGATGTGTACGCTAGATGTTTTGAACTAAACAAGGGCGGTCAAGGAAAGTATGAGGTTGATCATATAATTCCATTGAATGGAAAGTTAGTAAGCGGATTACATATTGCAACAAATTTAAGAATTACAAAAGCATCAGAGAATAGAAAGAAGTCTAATAGTTTTACTCTTTAATTGGCGGCTCTAACGACATCGTAGCGATTAAAGAGGATAGTGTTACTAGAAGGGTAAGAGATTGAAATAGCACATCGGGTGGCGAAGCTAGTGCCCGTATCTCGAAAGACTGGCGGGTCAACTGAAACCATTGGGCAGAAGTTGTTAAGGCAAACCTAGGTAGGGCTAGGTCTGCCCTCTCCAAAGGGCAGAACGAATACGATGAGTAACTATACGAATAGCTACATACAAAAAGAAAGTTTTTTTTTATGCCATACACAACCAAGCCACGTCCATACAAAAAAGAATATCAACAAGAAAAAGAACGTGGAGAGCAACCCTCACGTAATGCACGTGCTAGAGCACGTTACGCATTAGATAAGAAAGGTGTTGACAGACAAGGCAAAGACATTGATCATGTCATTCCACTCTCTAAAGGGGGAACAAATAAACCCAGTAACTTAAAATTAAAATCACCAACAAACAACCGTTCCTTTACCCGCAATAGCGATCACACGGTTAAAGTAAACAAGTCTAAGAAGTAACAACTAGGAGGCTCACTTGATAGCAGTAGAAGATTTCGTTTCGTCTTTGCACGTTAATAATCATAGTAGGGTGACGTGCCCCGAATGCTCACACGAGCGGAAAAAATACAATCAGCAAGATCTAGATATCAAAACCAAATCCGATGGATGGGCATACTATTGCCATCATTGCAACATCAGCGGTTTTGTGCCATTCAAAAAAAATTTAAAACCTATCCCACGCATGGAGAATTCTATGAACACCGTAGTCGCACTAAGAAAATTTGACGAAATAAAATTAGAAACGCAACATTACGATTTCTTAAAGACAAGAGGCATCTCTGAGCGCATTGCTGATGAGATGAAACTATTCCCCGCTGAAAAATACTTTCAGCGATTAAATAAAAAGACTGATGCAATTGGCTTTCCGTATTTCAAAAATGGTAAGTTCATCTCCGCAAAGTATCGGAGTATTGAATCAAAAGACTTTACCCAAGATATGGGCGGGGCGCAAGATTTCTTTTGCATTGATAAGGTGGATCCAACTAAACCAGTAGTCATCGTGGAGGGCGAGATCGATGCGTTAACACTAATGGAATGCGGAATAGAAAACGTAGTCTCAGTTCCAAGTGGCGCACCAATTAAAGTTTCAGATGGAAAGGTTGATGCCTCCGAGGATAAGAAGTTCAGCTTTGTGTGGAATGCATTCGACATTCTAGAGAAAGCACCGTACGTCACGATCGCAACTGATACTGATACTGCGGGACAGGCATTGGCTGAGGAATTAGCAAGACGTATCGGCAAGGACAAGTGTCGTGTAGCCAAATTTAGTTTCAAGGATTTGAATGAGGCTTTTCTTGCTGAGGGAGCGGATGCGGTTAAACAAATAATTGAGACTGCCGAGCCGTATCCAGTAGCGGGACTCTCATCCGCCAGCAAGTTCTCTGAGCGTTTAAACGACCTATGGGGTAAAGGCACAGGTAAAGGAGTCTCAACAGGTTACTCCAACGTAGATGAGATTTACACAATTGCCCAAGGTCAACTCAGTATTGTTACAGGTTATCCATCTTGCGGTAAGTCCAACTTTGTCGACCAACTCATGGTCAACTTAGCTAAGGCTCATGATTGGAAGTTTGCGTTGTGCTCATTTGAAAATCAGCCTGAGATTCACATCTCTAGACTCATGGAAATTTATAAGGAAAAGCGGTTCTTTGAAGGTTCAAACCGCATGACCGATACGGATAAGACTGAGGCATTCGAATGGGTAGAGAATCACTTTATGTTTATGGATTCAGAGGGAGCAGAACCCTCGACTATCGATTCCATATTGGATCGTGCCAAGGTTGCAGTAGCGAGAACGGGGATCAGGGGATTGGTAATCGATCCATACAACTACATTGAGAACAAGGGTGGACAGGCAGAGCACGAGTTTATCTCTTCAATGCTGACGAGAATGCAAGCATTTGCCAAGGCTTATGGGGTACACATATGGTTCGTGGCTCACCCATCCAAGATCACCCGCTCAGGCATGGATTTACCACGTCCTGATGGTATGGCTATCTCGGGTTCAATGGCATGGTGGGCTAAGGCAGATTGCGGTCTGACGATCCATCGTACCAAAACGAATGACGTGGAGATTGCGGTTTGGAAGTGTAGGTTTCGTTGGGTTGGTACACAAGGGGAAACCACTCTTGGGTACAACAAGGTGACTGGAACATATTACGAAACCAAGGATCAGTTCTGAAATAGGTATCGGCAGGTATCAGCAGGTAAAGCGTTTAAACGACCTAAGTCTTTCTGGCGTAGGTTTTGTAGGCAAAAAAAATCCCCCTCGGCTCGAAAGCTTTGGGGGAATTCCCTTGGGGAGGGGAGGGAACTGGTTCGATTTTCCCTCCTTAGTTTCATCAATCTCCTATGTTCCTTTCTGCCATAGCTTTTAATTCAATGTCATAGACTTCCTTGACAAGCATCAAGGTCATCACGTCATCACCCTGTGCAATCGCTTGCATGATTCGGGATTGGTAATTGCAGATCGTGTCAGAGAAGTCATGCTCAGAATCATCGATGCCATTCTTAGCAATACTCTGCTCGATGTCACAGCACTCCTCATGCAACCGCTCAGGATAATCTTCATCATCCATTGCGTCCTCGGCACAACTCTGTAACCAACGGTCGGGATTAGTCATCATTTAACTCCTTTGCTAAATTAAGTAATTGACTGGGTGTAAAGCCATCCAGTACCAACTGCACAAGATTATCAACGGTGAACTCAATGAAGTAGTCATACACCCTAATCGCATTGTCTTCACCAACCAAGTCTTTCAATTGCTCGTAAGTCATGCTACCTCCTTAATAAGTTTGTAGTACTTCTTTATCAGTCGATTGGATTCTTTGATCTCGTCATGCATTACATCAATACCATCCCATCGATCATCATCAAGGTATGTCTCGATGGATTCTGTAAGCCTACCCAGTAGATCCACTGCGTATGCTAAGTCCAAGTCACCAAATTTATTATTCATAACTCAACTCCTCCTCTTCTGATTCTTCAAATATGTAGTAAGGCACTTCTAAAAACTCGCCCTCGAATGCATTAGTCGTAATGAAATAATTAATCCTATTAATAAGGTGATAACCGTTGACGATGTACAAGTTACCATCATCGCCATCAACCAAAGTCCAAACCCTATTGGGTTCGGAATTGGCTATGCTAAGAACATACTCTAGCTCTCTTCCAAAGGTTTCGAACTTATCATCGTCTTCACCTTTTTCACTAGCAATATGATTCTTGATGGGTTGATACTTATCCTCCCAAGAATCTAACTCTTTCTCCCAGTCATAGTTTGTATCAGTCATTATTTCAACTCCTTAAGTAGTTTGTTAAACGATGCGGATGCAAGGTCTGCTACGTTGAGTACGTTGTCACCGCTCTTGAATACCTTTGGCACGTCAGTGTCACCGATACCAATCGCAATGATCTTCACATTCAACTTGTCAGCTAAGTCTTGCAGATGCTTGATGTGCGCCTTGTTGTAACCGTCTGCATCAGTGATCAAGAATAGAATCTTACGATCCTCTTCACGTCTGCTTAACTCCTCGATCGAGATCGATAATGCTGAGTAGTCAGGTGTTGATTTCTGCGCCCACTGGTTTAAAGATCCAAGCTTAGATGATGCACGAGCAAGGTTCTCTTTCCAAGTCTTGAATGGCACAAACACTGCTTGCTCTACCAAGGCAACGTCATTCAATGGGGTAGCACCAGTAGCCCTTAGAGCAGTCTCAGCACTGCGACCGTAGAACCCAGTCACGTTGAATGAAACGTCCGACTTATCGAGGATGCGAGACAACTGAATCACGATTGCCTGAGCAGTCTGAATGCGACCGTACTCATTCATAGATCCTGAGCAGTCAACCAAGATAGACACCGCAGACTTGGTAGCCTCAACGTGCTGACGTTTAGAGAAGACCGCAGTACTGCCAGTAGCAAAGCGTGTAAACGCTTTACGATCGACACGTCCTGATTCCTCATGTGAAGACCAACCAACCAAGTCAACTGAGCGCAACAACCTCGTGATGTTTGCACGAGTAGCACCTAAGCCAACAGGCTGATCACCGAAATGCAAAGCGAATCGTTGTTCGCATTCTAATTTATTAAGGTTCACGACTTACCTCCAATCAAAAGTTTGTACCACTGGTTTAAGCACTATCGGACGAGCACGTCTGTCATCAACAGTACTTGATTCGTTTTTTAATTCATCCTCGATAAAGCTAGTGGGTTCAACGTCACGACCTTTGTCATCGTAACTACCTTTGCCCTTGCCTTTGTTGCTAGGCTTGTCGCTAGGTTCGTCACCATCACCGTCACCTTGTTGATCGCCTTGCTGATCGCTTGGCTTGTTACCCTCAGCACCCTCACCGTCACCTTGCTGATCGCCTTGCTGATCGCCTTTCTCGTTGCCTTGCTGACCCTCTTCACCATCACCATCGTCTTGCCCCTCACTCTGCTGATCTTGCTCTTTCAAAAGATCAAACAACTTCAGAGCGATCTTCACAATGTCAGCGGTGCTAGTAGCAATACGAGCACGATCTAAAGCCCAGTGCAAATGCTTGGCATAAGGCGATTGATCAATGATGTTTGGCACGTTAATGTCATAACCGTTTAAACGTCTACCCTCAACAGCGAGGATGAAAGGGATCTGACATTTCTCAGCGGGATCAACGTAACCGTCTTTGGATAACACCGAATTAATCAGGTCAACGAACAGAGCACGACTGTTAGGTGCGTAGCCTGATTCGATTACCTTACGCTCGATGCGAGGATCTTCAAGACCGTTGATCAAATTACTGACAAACTTGCCATGCTTTTCACGAGCAAGATCCCAAGGTTTGTTGGTAGTAAACCAAGCATGACCTAACTCGTGCAATGCATACCCGATGAGGTTACTGAACTTACTGTTAGAGATCTCAACAGTCTCATCGATTGCGGGGAAGATCAACTTAGCATCGATCACGTTGTTATCGTATCGACTAAAGATGATTCCCGCAGTCTTGCCAGTCCAAAGTACTTCAAGCTTATTGAACGCATTGCCAGTGTTTTTGAATACACGTTCAAGGGTTGTTGCGATCCCACGCTTTGCATGAATTCCGAGCATATGCCCCCCACTATTTGGTTAAGAAAGATTTCAAATTAGTTACATCAATCGTGGCAGAGAACACACCACGCAACTCGCTCTCGCAATCAGCGGGGAACTTGTTGACGATTGCATTCGAGAATGCAACACCAATCGGTATACCCTTTTGAATTGCTCTAGCCCATGCAAACAACTGACGTAGACTAGGTGGCTGAGTAAGTATTCCCGCTCTTGCTTTCTCACGTGCCACGTTAGCAAACTTCACAAGGATCTCAGTCGCATCAACTGGTAACCCTGTGCGCTTGCAGATCAATGCAACTTCATCGGCTTGTGGCAAGTACTCGAACTGCAAGGTGTAACTAAAGCGATCAATGAATGCAGTGTTCTGATCACGAACACCCGCAAAGTTACCCGATGCATCACCATGACCGTTACTGTTATCAGCGCAAAAGAATGCAACGTGCGAGGCAACAGGAAAACGTACACCAGTCTCAGCAATCACAAGTGCACGATGAGGCGAGTGCTCAGTCACTGCATGAAGTACTGCAAGGTTCTGTGCTCTAGCGAAACCGATCTCGTCAAGCAGAACGATTGCACCAGTGTGAGAGATTGCTTGGGTAATGACACCCGCTTTCCACACCACGTTACCGTTCTCGATCGTGTTACCACCGATGAACTCAGCACGTTCAAGAGCCTCATCAAAGCTGACCTTGTACAACCTACGACCAAGACGTGATGCCAACTGCGTTACGAACTCAGTCTTGCCTGTGCCACGTTCACCCGCAAGCCACACGTTGTCAGGCAATGGGTTATCAAGCGCAACCAAAGCTTGATGCAAGTGCTGAGGGTTGAAGATGTAGTCATCAACCAACTTAGGTGCGTTCGCATCGTTCCATACACCAACTTCCAAGTCGCTAAAGTCGATGTGCTCACCGCCTACGTCATACGACAACTGGCAACCAGTGAACACGTCACGAACCTTACGCAACTGTAAAGCGGGAACAGACTGAGCGATCTCTTCAAGCTTTGCCTTGGGCACAGTCTTGCGGAATGAATCAAACAACTTGGACACCTCAGACTGAATGCTTGCAGTGATTGCATCTTGGTCAACTACTGGACGTTGAATCGAATCAGCCTTAGCAGTCAACTTGGTAGACAACTCCTTGAAGTCATGCTCAATACCGCTCTGAGTTTTCAATGTCTCATCAAGCAAACGACTAACTGCATCACGCAAGGTGTTGACATCTTTGACTGCGGTCTGAGACTGCACGACTGCATCAGCAATAGACTTGCGAACTTCATCAGGGATCACAGGGCTACCCACTGCAGTAGCCTTGTTTGCCTTGATTGAATCAAGAGACACGACACCACTGTCAACCAGTGGAATGAGAGCGTTAACCGCCTCAGCTTTATCGTTCGTTATAGGAAGGTTGTTTTGAGCAAGAGCAGTCTTCAAAACACCTAGTGGGATAAGGGATAACTGACGTTGTGTATTTGTATTCACGATTTTGAGCCTCGAAAAAAAGATTAAAGAACGAACTGCGTACCATCGACAGGGCAATCAGGTAGACCGACATCAGCCCACTTGTTTGACAACCGAATGGTGTAACCACACTGCGGGCAACACGCTTTAAGCATACGAGTGCTCTGCGTCTTGCGATTAAGCCCCACGTTTAAACGGGCATGGGGATAAGCCCCCAGTGAATCAATCAAATCGCTAAGATTATCTCGAAACACTTTGCCCACCGATGTACTACTCGGTCTGCCCTCAAGCCACAGGGCTTTAACGCAATGGGGAAAGCGACCACGATGACCGTCACCGTCAGTAGCACTATGTGCCAACTCATGGATCAGGATGCCAAAAACTTCAAACGGATCGTCTACCACTGGGGAGATCAAGATCTCATGGGTAGCATCGTCCGATGCACTGGAAGACCAGTGCTCACCGATGGCACGATTAAGGGAACGAGCATGGCGGGATGGGAAACCACACGTCACTCGTATGTTTTGCGGGAGCGGATATCCCTTTGATTCAAAGATTGGTCTGACCTCGACCACCGCATTGTTAAGCCAGTCTTCACGTGTACTCAAAGCGCACCTCCAAGGTAATGATTAGTAAGGGCAACCGCCACGTTGCCTAGAATGATTGCTACAACTACTGCAACTGCAAGATCAAATAGATGTCGCACGAAAGCCTCCTTAGTTTGATGGAGCAGAGAGAATTCCCCGCTCAATAAGATCAGTCGCAGTGCGACCAAAGAACCCTTGCAACTGCCAAGCAAGACCACTGTCAACTAGAAACTGCCAAGCCTCAATGACTTGGTCTTCCGATTCAGCCTCAATGAATCCCTCTGCAATACCTACTGCGTTGTATGAATTGATAGTCATGGTTTGAACCTCCAAGTAATGATGCGAGATTGCATCCTCTGCCTCACTGGTATGCAATGAGGCATGAGATTAAATCTCGTTAAAGAGCCATTTGTTTTTCAACGCTCTGCTATCGCACGTTTACCCGCATTTGTTTATTGACGCTCTCGGTTCGCACGTCAGAAAGAACTCGTATCGCTACGGAACAGTGTCAACTCGCTAGTATTGTTCGATCTACTAGGTCTGCGTCCTCGTCTCGCATCTCGTTCGGTTGCATGATCCCATCAGGGTGCAGAGCCTACTAGCCTTTGACGTAGAGTTTTAAGTCCTCATATTGACTACCCTCGTTTTAGATCTGACTGGTATCAGCGATCAACCCTTTACTTTATCCACGCACTGGTCTCTGACGTGTCGGTGGTTACTCACCGTTTTTGATGCTTGCATCTACTACATAACGAATACTAGCACGAACGTTTAAACCTATGTAAAACACTTTCTTTTTAAACCCGACTAATCCGTAGGGTTATTGCCACAGGCTCAGGTCATGAGCTAGTCAGGTCTTGATTTAAACAGGCTCTGCGGGGGATCAGCACGAAGTGCAGTGGATGCCCTGATCAGCGCTATAGCTAGAGACCTTGCTTGCTTAGGGGTAGATGTAGGGAATATCTCCCTTGCTATCAGGTAAGCATTTTTAAGACGTTTTGCGGTTAGATTTTCGATGATGATTCTCCAGTGGTAAGTGACTGCATTAGTAAGACGATCGACACTAAAAAATCTTAGGGTCTTACATACAGAGACGAATCAAAAAGCAAAATGTCAGGGTGCTCTCGAAAATAATTTCGATGAGTGTTGCGAACAGTTAACGAACGTAATGCGAACCTCATTTACTTACCATGTTTAAACGAAGACAATCGGCAGAATGTTAACGAGTAGTAACCAAAGGGGAATACAGAATGAAGAGCAGAAATGAGTTTGTCGATGCACTTAAATGTGATGCAACTGATGCAATTGCGACTGGTGCAAGCATTACAGGATCGGGCAGAGACCCCGAAGGGATGCGGTCAGCTATTGATGCTATAGAAGTAAAGAGAACTAAGAGCGGTAAGCCAAAGGGGATGAGAGTAAAGGAAACAAGCAGTAGCACCAATAAACGAATGACTAACAAGATGATCCACTTTGTGAACCTACTAGTGTCAGGCAATGATCACATCACAGCCTATCAGACTGCTTATGACTGCAAGGGGAGTACAAGGGCAACGATCATCGGCAATGCGAACCGACTAATGCGAGACAGCAGAATCAGTATGCAACTAGAGTCAGTCTTAGAGGCTACAAAACAAAACGTAGTCGAGAGTGATGCATCAGCAAGGCGATACGTCATGCAAGAACTATTCGACAAGGTGAACCAAGCAGAGACAAGTGAGAGCGGAAAGCTAAGAGCACTAGAACTGATCGGTAAGGCAGTCGGTATGTTTACTGACAGGGTTGAGCAAGTGACTGAGACGATTGATAGCGATGCGCTAAAGAAAGAACTGGAAAGCCATCTGCATCTGTTAGACAACGTCAAGAAGAAGGTCAGCACTATTCAATAGCTCATGCGTCACGATGGGTCGGCATCGTCAAATCGGCTTTGATCGACCCCACCGACCCCCCCACCAAGCATATACGACCGCACACCCGCCACACGCTATACGCTATAAAACACACATCCCATACACACTATTTAGCAATACGAACGTTCTCTTGTTCCACGTGAAACATTACAATAACTTTGCAAAACTTTACAATGGGGGTAGCTAGGCAGACGACAAAGGAAATGACAAGTGGATATTTTTTCTGCCTTCCTGTCCACGTGCAGTAGTCATAAAATTTGTACCCCCACCCCCTATCAAATTTCCCGCTTGCTTTCGTTTAAACGATATGGCAAACTACCCCCCGAACGTTTCCTTTTCGTTCCTACGGGGGTGTATATAAAATTGAAAACTGAATTTGCACCACGACCAGACAAACTGAATCCAGAATTTACTAAAGCAATGGCAAAGATGTTCAGGGGTTACAGGGGAATGTCGTTTGAGCAGAAGGTACGCTACATAGAAGAAAAAGAAATAACTACGTATCGATGGATAGAGCCAACAGTATTACAAGAAAGCTTGTTTTAGATGAAGAATGAATTATTGATTAGCAAACTAAAGAATGTGGTACTAAGCCTCATGGCACTCCAAGCAGAAATGCGGGGACAAGAGCGTGAAGAAATGGGTAGCGCTATAGCGTCTGTCCGTAAAGCAATGGAACTATTGAAATGACCATCGGGGAAAGCGTTGTTTGGAACGTGAGTACCCCCCTTAACAAAGGAAGTAAATGAATTGCACTATCTGTGATAAAGACTACTCCCTCGAAGAGGAAGGTGGTGTAGTTGGTAACTTTGGCAAACTACCTATTGCTTTTTGCCCCACCTGTCTCTCATCGTGCATAGATATGGTTTATCAATTAACTGGATGGGATGACCATGAGCTTGACAGCTAACCAACTGTTCCGCCAATACATGAGTATGAGTTATGCGGATCGCCAACAGTTCATAGCGATGTTTAAACAAACCTATGACACTAACAAAATGCTAGAGCAAATCAAGCGTGAGGATGAGAGTAATGACTGAGAGACAGAAGATGGTGTTGGATTTTATTAACCTGTACATCAAGATGAAGGGGTTTCCCCCTAGCTACATGGACATTGCTACAGGATTGAAGTTGCGGAGTAAGTCTAATATCCACCGTCTGGTACATGATTTGAAGGATAAAGGACTACTCCAAGTAAAACCCCATATGGTCCGCTCCCTCAAGGTCATCGATAAATCGGTACAGGAGATCTCCAAGCTATGAGATCTTGGCTAATGATCTGTCTAATGACGATAGCGCTTGTCACATTTATCACTGTCAATATGCGGGATGAGCCAAAGGTATATGCTTGTTCTGATCCCGATATTCCACCCGATGTAAAGAAGCGTTGCCCAAAACCCACTCCTCGTTGGGAGAATGGCTGCATCATCCGTGAGGTTCAAGGTAGAGAACATAAGGCTTGCGGTTAATGCTAACCCAAGATGAAGTCAAACAGTACATCGCCTTATTGGACGTTCTACCAAAGGACTCACCGCAGATTCCGAAGATTTATCAATTATTGGATGCGGATAAGACCGACCGATGTAAGGAAAACTTCATGCCCTTCGTGCGGCAGATGTGGTCTGCCTTCATTCCTGGTCGACACCACGCAATTATGGCGGATGCCTTTGAAAGGGTAGCAAATGGATCCCTCAAAAGACTTATTATTAATATGCCTCCTCGCCATACTAAGTCCGAGTTCGCCTCTTTCCTATTCCCCGCTTGGTTTTTGGGTAAGTATCCTGAGAAGAAGATCATTCAAACAGCGCATACCGCTGAATTAGCAACTGGATTCGGAAGAAAAGTCAGGAATTTAGTCAATTCGCCCGACTACCAGAAGGTCTTTCCGATCAAACTATCCTCAGACAGTAAGGCAGCGGGTCGTTGGAACACCAATAAGGGTGGTGATTACTTCGCTATCGGTGTCGGCGGAGCTGTAACGGGTAAAGGCGCTGATGTTTTAATCATTGATGACCCGCATTCTGAGCAAGAAGCGATGCAAGGCAACCCATTGGTCTACGATCGGGTGTATGAATGGTACTCATCGGGTCCTCGTCAGCGTCTCCAACCTGGCGGGGCGATCATTGTGGTGATGACACGCTGGTCAAAACGGGATTTAACAGGGCAAATCATCCAAAACTCCATCAAAAGGGACGGAGATGAGTGGGAAACCATTGAATTTCCTGCACTTTTACCTTCTGGCAAGCCATTATGGGCAGAATTCTGGAAACAATCTGAATTAGAGGCGATTAAAGCGGAGATCCCTGTAGGCAAATGGGAAGCTCAGTACCAACAGAACCCCACATCAGAAGAAGGCGCAATCATAAAGAGGGAGATGTGGAAAATTTGGGACAAAGATACCCCTCCGAAATGTGAATTCATAATCCAATCATGGGACACTGCGTTTGAAAAGTCAAATCGTGCCGACTACTCAGCGTGTACTACGTGGGGTGTCTTTTTTAAAATTGATTCAGGCGGATTTGAAGTTGCTCATATCATTTTGCTAGACGCATACAAGGAGCGGCTAGAGTTCCCTGAGCTAAAACAAAAAGCGCTAGAGCTTTATAAAGAATGGGAGCCTGATGCCTGTATCGTGGAGAAGAAAGCTGCGGGTGCTCCATTGATTTATGAGATGAGAAGGATGGGCATCCCCTTGCAGGACTATACCCCAGGCAAAGGTTCGGATAAAATAGCTCGTGTAAACGCTATATCAGATTTATTTGCTTCTGGTTTTGTTTGGTGTCCAGATACTCGCTGGGCGGATGAAGTCATGGAAGAATGTGCCTCTTTCCCTAACGGCGACCATGACGACTTAGTGGACTCAACCAGCCAAGCTTTGTTAAGATTTCGTCAGGGCGGGTTTATCCGTTTAAACTCTGATGAGCAAGATGAAATTATGCCACGCAAAAAAGCGGCATATTACTAAGGATGACGTATGTCAATTGAAAAAAGTCTATACCAAGCCCCAGTCGGACTGGATTCCCTTCCAACGGAAGAACCTATTATTGAGATCGAAATCGAAGATCCAGAGTCTGTCAGTATTAATGGGGTTGAGCTTGATCTTGAGCCAGAAGACGATACCTTCAACGACAACCTTGCAGAATATTTAACTGACCGTGAATTAACTGAAATTGCTGGTGACTTGCTAGGCGATTTTGAAGACGACATCTCCGCCCGTAAAGACTGGATTCAAACGTATGTTGACGGTCTTGAATTACTAGGAATGAAGATTGAAGAAAGAACAGAACCTTGGGAGGGGGCTTGTGGAGTCTACCATCCATTACTCAGTGAAGCGCTGGTTAAATTCCAAGCTGAGACAATCATGGATACTTTCCCTGCCGCTGGACCAGTCAAGACCCAGATTATCGGTAAAGACACCCAAGAGAAAAGGGATGCCGCATTAAGAGTTCAAGATGATATGAACTACCAGCTGACGGACGTGATGACTGAGTTCCGTCCTGAGCACGAAAGAATGATCTGGGGCTTAGGTCTTTCTGGTAACGCTTTTAAGAAAGTCTATTTTGATCCGCAATTGGATCGTCAGGTCTCCATGTTTGTGCCAGCCGAGGACATCGTGGTTCCTTATGGCGCTTCTAGTCTTCAGTCAGCAGAGCGTGTTACTCACGTCATGCGTAAGACCGAGAATGAATTAAAGAGACTACAGTTTTCTGGATTCTACCGAGACGTTGACTTGGGAGAGCCTTCAACAGCTTTAGATGAAGTAGAGAAAAAAATTGCGGAGAAGATGGGCTTTAGAGCTACATCTGATGACCGCTTTAAGATTTTAGAAATGCACGTCAACCTAGACTTGCCTGGATATGAAGACGAAGAAGACGGGGAAGAGACTGGAATTGCCCTGCCATATGTTGTCACCATTGAGAAAAGTACTCAAGAAGTTCTAGCAATTAGACGTAACTGGAGACCAGAAGATGAAACCAAACAAAAGCGTCAGCATTTCGTCCATTATGGATATGTTCCAGGCTTTGGCTTTTATTGTTTTGGTCTTATTCATCTTGTGGGCGCTTTTGCTAAGTCTGGTACTTCCCTTATTAGGCAGCTGGTGGATGCAGGAACTCTGTCAAATCTTCCAGGTGGTTTCAAAACTAGGGGTATGCGGATAAAGGGAGACGACACTCCAATCTCCCCAGGTGAATTTAGAGATGTAGATGTACCAAGTGGAGCAATGCGTGACAACATTCTGCCACTTCCGTACAAAGAGCCAAGCCAAGTATTGTATTCATTGCTCGGCACAATCGTAGAAGAAGGTCGCAGATTCGCTTCAGCAGCGGATATGAAGATTGCCGATATGTCTGCCAACTCCCCAGTTGGAACTACGCTGGCAATTTTAGAAAGAACCCTCAAAGTAATGAGTGCGGTACAAGCCCGTGTTCATTACTCAATGAAGCAAGAGTTAGGTCTTTTAAAAGATATTATTCGGGATTACACCCCAGAAGAATATGACTACGAGCCAGTCGATGGTCGTCCTCGTGCCAAGAAGACAGACTATGAATTGGTTGCTGTTATTCCTGTGTCAGATCCCAATGCCGCTACGATGGCGCAAAAGATTGTTCAGTACCAAGCTGTACTGCAGTTAGCCCAGCAAGCGCCACAGCTTTATAACCTTCCATTACTACATCGTCAGATGTTAGAAGTTCTTGGAATTAAGAATGCGGAAAAGCTAGTTCAGCTAGAGGATGACAAGAAGCCACAAGATCCGATTAGTGAAAATATGGCGGTATTGGTTGGCAAACCCGTCAAGGCTTTCTCTTACCAGAATCAAGACGCTCATATCCTGTCTCATACCAATTTCTTGCAAGATCCATTGACTGCTCAGATTATTGGTCAAAACCCAATGGCGCAGCAAATTACCGCAGCGCTCCAAGCGCACATCGCAGAGCACTACGGATTTAAATACCGTCAGCTTATCGAACAGCAATTGGGCGCTCCATTGCCAGCATACGATCCAGACAGCGAAGAAAACGAGCAGATTCCAGAGGAATACGAAGTACAGATCTCTCGCTTGGTTGCCGATGCCAGCTCACAACTTCTGCTTATCAATCAGAAGAAAGCGGCTCAGGACATTGCCCAGCAACAGGCGCAAGATCCAATTATCGCAATGCAGCAACAGGAATTGCAGATCAAAGCGCAAGACGTACAACGTAAAGCGCAAAAAGATCAAGCCGATGTCCAACTCAAACAAGAGCAACTTCAGATTGAGCGGGAGCGGATCGCCTCTATGGAAAACATTGAGGGTACAAAACTAGGCATCAAAGTCGCATACGACAAAGACAAGATGAACCGCCTAGATGAGATGGAAGCTACCCGTATGGGGATTGACATCGCTAAATCACGTAACAGAGGAGGCAATCAATGACCGAACTAGAGGTCTTGGTAATTCAATTTAACGAAAAGATCGAACAACTTAAGGATGCCACCGCTACTGGCAACTTTGAAAAGTTCGAGGATTACAAAAAAACCTGCGGTGAGATTCGAGGTCTGCTGATCGCTAGGGGATACGTATTAGACCTCAGAGATCGAATGGAGAGATCGGATGAATAATCCAATTAATTTATCGCAAGCTGTCGACTTATCAGCTGTGATGAATAAAGAAGCAGACGAAAAAGCAAGACAACTACCAAAACCTTCTGGATACCGCATTCTATGCGCCATTCCAGATATTGAAAAAGAGTACGAGAGCGGCATTCTTAAGGCAGATTCAACAGTTCAGAACGAAGAAACGTTGACCACAGTCTTATTTGTTGTTGAGCTTGGACCCGATTGCTATAAGGATGACAAGCGTTTTCCTAGCGGTGCATGGTGTAAACAGGGTGACTTTATCCTTGTCAGACCATACGCTGGAAGCCGACTAGTGATTCATGGCAGAGAATTTCGCATGATCAACGATGATTCTGTGGAAGGTGTAGTAGATGATCCACGTGGTATTAAACGAAAATAAGGAGAAGACGAGATGGATAAAGAAGAATTCAAGTTTCCCGATGAAGTCGAGGATAACGTTGAGATTGAAATTGAAGACGATACCCCGCCAGCGGATAAAGGTAGAAAGCCTTCAGAGCCTGAGTTTGTCGAACAGATGGAGAAAGACGAGCTAGATGAGTATTCTGAGGCGGCAAAGCAGAAGATTGCTGGGTTTCGCAAGATCTATCATGACGAGCGGAGAGCCAAAGAAGCGGCTGACCGTGAGCGTGAAGAGGCTATTAATTTAGCTAAAACGCTTTTTGAGGAAAACAAAGCCTTAAAAGGTCGTGTAAACAGCACTGAAAAAGTTGCCGTTGATTCTTATAAGGTGACTGCAGAGCAAGAATTATCTATGGCTAAGAAGGAGTATCGTGAAGCTTATGAGGCTGGCGACTCCGAGAAATTGGTAGAAGCACAGGAAAAAATGACCTCCGCCAAGATCAAGATGGATAAGGCAATAAACGCTGCAGAAAGCGTTAGTCAACGTAGGGCTTTACAAGAGCGAGAAAATGAAGTACAAATACCACAACAGCGTCAGCAACAGCCTGTTCGTGATTCTAAAGCCGCAACATGGCAAGAGCGAAACTCTTGGTTTGGGCAGGATGACGAAATGACCAGCCTTGCACTTGGCTTGCACGAAAAGCTTGTCAAAGAAAATGGTATGGCTTATGCTACGACTGATGAGTATTACAAACGCATTGACGACACAATGCGTAAGAGATTCCCTGAGAATTTCGAGGACGCAGAAGAAGACAAGCCTCGTACGAAACCGAGTACTGTTGTCGCCTCAGCAAGCCGTAGCACATCTTCGAAAAAGATAAAGCTAAACACTTCCCAGCAAAACATTGCTAAGAGGTTAGGACTTACACCTGAGCAATACGCCCGTGAACTTATGAAAATGGAGTCTTAAAATGTCTACGAATAGAACTACCCGTGAAGTTGATACCCGTACAACCAATGAACGTCCCAAGCAGTGGATGCCAGCGGAATTACTACCTGAGCCAGATAAACAGCCTGGGTATGCGTATCGATGGATTCGTGTTTCAACATTGAATGCTGCAGATCCACGCAATGTCTCATCAAAAATGAGAGAGGGCTGGGAGCCAGTATCAATTGAGGAACAACCGCATTTCCAACTGTTAGTTGATCCCAACAGTCGATATAAAGACCAAGTTGAGGTTGGCGGGTTATTGCTTTGCAAGACTCCAACTGAATTTGTTCAGCAACGTAATCAACATTATCAATTACAAGCGGACGCTCAGACAGAGGCTGTAGACAATAATTTAATGCGTCAAAGCGACCCAAGGATGCCGCTCTTTAAAGAGAACAAATCCACGACTAGCTTTGGCAAAGGTTAATTTTATTAATTAGGAGTTTTAAATGGCTTATCCTACCGTTTCAGGTCCTTACGGATTTCAACCGATCAATTTGATCGGCGGTCAGGTATTTGCTGGTTCAACTCGCTTTTTCCCTATCGCCTCTGGCTCTGGCACATCGATTTTTTACGGTGATGTCGTACGTTTGAACACAGGTGGTACATTAAGCAAGGTTTCAACCACAGCTACCGCAACCGATGCAGTTGGCATTTTCTTGGGTTGTCAGTTCACAAACCCAACAACCAAACAGTTGTTGCAACAACAGTATTACCCAGCTTCTACAGTGGCTTCTGACATTCAAGCGTTTGTTTTGGATGATCCAGATGCATTGTTCAAAGTTGCCGTAACTGCTGCTGGCGCATCAACAATTTCTGGTGTAACACAAGCAGCTATTGGTCAAAATACAGCTTTAATCTTGACCGCTGGCAGCACAACCACAGGTGACTCAAACGCATCTGTTTCAGCTACTACAGCTAGTACTTCAACTTTACCTATGCGTATAGTTGCTGGTATTCCAGAAACAGTTAATGCTTCGGGTTCTTTCACAGAAGTTATTGTTAAATTTAACTTCGGTACTCACACTTACTACAGCGCTACTGGTGTAGCTACTGCAGCTTAATAGGAGCATTTAAATGGCTATTTCACGTGCACAACTACTGAAAGAGTTGCTCCCAGGACTGAACGCTTTGTTTGGACTTGAGTACGCAACATATGGCGAACAGCATAAAGAGATCTACGATACTGAGACCTCTGAGCGTTCATTTGAAGAAGAAACAAAACTGTCAGGTTTCTCTGCAGCTCCTGTTAAAAACGAAGGCTCTGCTATTCGTTACGACAATGCTCAAGAAGCTTTCACAGCTCGTTACAACCACGAAACTATTGCCCTTGGCTTTAGCTTGACTGAAGAAGCAATCGAAGACAACCTCTACGATTCTTTGTCAGCTCGCTACACTAAGGCTTTGGCTCGTGCTATGGCTTACACCAAACAGGTTAAAGCCGCTGCAGTATTGAACAACGGTTTCACTAACTCTGCCGCTTATTACGGTGGTGATGGCGTTCCATTGTTTTCTACAGCACACCCATTAGTGTCTGGTGGTACTAACAGCAACACTCAAGCTACTGCTGCTGATTTGAACGAAACTTCCTTGGAAGCTGCCGTTATTCAAATCGCTCAGTGGACAGACGAGCGTGGCTTGTTAATCGCTGCTAAACCTAAGAAATTGGTTGTTCCTCCTGCACTCCAGTTCGTTGCAACTCGCTTGCTCGAAACTGAATTGCGTGTTGGCACAACTGACAACGACATCAACGCTATCAAGAACAACGGTTCTGTATCTGAAGGTTACACAGTTAATAACTACCTCACAGATCCAAACGGTTACTACTTGACTACTGATGTTCCTAATGGAATGAAGCACTTCGTGCGTACTCCATTAAGCAACTCAATGGACGGCGATTTCGACACTGGTAACGTTCGTTACAAGTCTCGTGAGCGTTATTCTTTCGGTTGGTCAGATCCACTCGGAATGTGGGGATCACCAGGTGCTTAATCAGCCACCTGTGTAATATGAAGAACCCCGCCAAAAGCGGGGTTTTTTCTTGCATAAAAAGATTGCAAGCCGTTTAAATTCAGTGTATAAATGGAACATCTGGGTGTTTAAACTTATACCAACTGCCCCAGCAGACAATGCAATGATGGTATAGGGAACTTTTGCATAAGGAGCATTACTATGGGTTTCGCTACTCACTTAGGTCCCTGGTTACTAGGGACCGTTAAAAACACTACTGGCACTACTGCTGGCACAGTTCGTAACACAGGTTGCACCGTTGTTGCTCAGTCTGGAGTTACCACCGTTGCTGACACTACCGCTTCTACAGAATTTTGGATTCCAGCAGGATCACAAATTTTAGCTATTTATGTTGACGTTACTACCGCTTATGCTGGTACTACTGGCAACACCATTACTATTCGTGCAGGAAGCACGATTCTAGGTACTGTTGGTGGCGCTACTACTACTCCTCTAGCAGTTGGTCGTCAAACATTTACTATTACTGACGCAAATATTGCTACTTTTGTCAATATTGGTACAGCGGACTTACCGCTTACAGTTACTTACGCTTGTGCGGGTACAGCATCTGGCGGTACAGCTACCGTTACTTGTCAGTACGTAGTACGTAATACTGATGGCGGTCAGTTCCAAACTACATTTAATAATTAATCTGGCGGGCTAGGGGTTTTCCCTAGTCCACTTAACATCTTAGGAGATTAATTATGATGCAATATGATGTAAAACAGGCGCATTTAAACGGCAGTGGTATTTTTGTTGTTGGACCAACTCGTGTTAAAGGTCTTTCATTGACTGGAACTGCAACTGCAGGTCAATTAATTGTATTTGATACGCTTACAGCCCCAGTAACTACGGCTACTTATGGTCGTTCTGGAACTACTGTTACGATAGCTCAAACTTCTCATGGATTGGCAAATGGGCAAGTTATTGGTATTGATTTTGCTGCAGGAACAGGCGGAACAGCTACTAATGGTAACTATGCCATTACTGTTGTAAACGCAAACTCCTTTACCATAACCGATATTAATAGCGGTACTATTACTGCCTCACCAACGCTTGTATATTCAACTGGCAAATGGTTGATGACATATGATATAGCCGCTGGCGACTCATACAACAATTCCCCAGTTATTCCTGGTGAAGGCGTAAGAGCCGATACTGGCGTATATGGCTATATAACCAACCTAACCGCAGCAAATATTTACTACGGATAAAAAATGTCAGAGCCAATCAAGACAGAGGGTTCTTTTAATCTAGTAGGTCGGAAGGTTATGATTGGTCTTCCCTCCTACGATTACAAAGTATCTTCTAAGCTGGCGATTTCGCTGGCTTCTTTTTGTGTACAAGCAACCAAGCACGGCGTAGATATTGAAGTTTGCAATATCTCTGGATGTTCTGTTGTATCTCGTGTTCGCAATCTGATTGCAACGAATTTTTTAAATTCAGACTGTACTGATTTAATGTTTATTGATTCAGACATCAACTTTGAAGCTGAAGACATCTTCCGTTTATTGGCGTGGAACAGTGACCCTAAAAAAGGCATTGTTGCTGGCATTCCTGTAGCTCGCAAAAAAGGTCAGGTCTATTTCTCTACTCTAGATACAGACGATGATCAAAGTATCCTGATGGATAAAATGGGTCTAGTAAAAGCCAAGCGTGTAGCTACAGCCTTCATGATGATTCGCAAAGAAGTGTTTGTAAAGCTTGCTGAAGCTCATCCAGAGTGGGTTTACCACGATGAAAAGAAAGAAGGCGATACAACTATCTGCTTCTTTGACTTTGAGTTAAAAGATGGACAGTACATCGGTGAAGATTATCTATTCTGTGACCGTGCTCGTGAACAAGGCTTTGAGGTATGGATTGATCCTACTATCAAGCTAGGTCACATGGGCGTTCATGAGTTTGAAGGATCTTTCGGCGAAGAGTTTTTATACCCACTGATTCGTCCCGTAGACTCTAAAAAGGAAGCCGCATAATGGCTACCAAGAAAAAGACTCCCTCTCTAGCTGTAGGTCGTGGTGAAAAATTACCCGTCTCTAAAGGTGCTGGTCTTACTGCCAAAGGAAGAGCGAAATACAATGCAGCAACAGGCAGCAATTTAAAAGCCCCACAACCAGAAGGCGGAGCAAGGAAGAAATCTTTCTGTGCCCGTATGTCAGGTATGCCTGGACCGATGAAAGATGAAAAGGGCAGACCAACTCGAAAAGCTGCAAGCCTTGCTAGATGGAAATGTTAAAATGAACGACATAACAATTGAAACCGCTAGAGAGTTAGCTACCCATGCTAACGATATTCAACATTTACAGGCTGATATGGATAAGTTGGTGCAGGAGATGTCTGAAATTAAAACAGCCATTCAAAGCATTGAGAAGACTTTGTCTGAAGCCAAGGGCGGCTGGAAAACATTGGCAGCTATTGGTGGCTTTGTAAGCGTTGTAACTGGAATAGCTGGTTTTATTGCTGGATATTGGGGGCACAAATAATGCCTAGCGTGTCCAAAAAGCAACACAATTTTATGGCAGCAATTGCCAAAAATCCATCCTTTGCCAAAAAGGTTGGTATTAAGTCCTCCGTTGGGGAGGAATTTCTTAAAGCCGACAAAGGCAAAACGTTTAAACAAGGTGGAATTATGAAACATTCAGACATCAAAGAAGATATGCCAATGATGAAGAAAGTGGCTAAGCAAGCAGTTAAAGCCCACGAAAAATCAATGCATAAAATGGCTAAAGGCGGCGTAACCCGTGCAGACGGATGCGTTATGAAGGGTCATACAAAAGGCAAAATGGTCAAGATGAAATCTGGCGGGATGTGCTAAATCATGCCATTTACTGAGACTGGTGCTGAAAAGGTTAAACGTAAGGCTTACGAAAAAGGCAATCGTGAGCGTGGCATTGAGCAAGAAGCCAAGCGTGATTACCAGATGTTTGGAACTACCGAGCAAAACATTCCTATGGTAAACCCTATGGGTGACGTTGTATCTGGTGGTGAGATGGCTCGTCCTAGGAATAGAAACGCACAAACTATGCTTGAAGCATTGGGCGCAAAAGGTATGAAAAAAGGCGGTAGCGTATCTAAAGCAGATATGCAAAAAGCTGGATTTTATGACAAGAATAAAACTAAGTCAGAGCGTCAAGCAATTGTTAGTAAAGTTACTACCAAGCCTCAACGCATAGCAATGGTTGAGAAAGCGTTTTCATCCAAGAATATGAAGTCTGGTGGTTCAGTATCTGCCTCCAAACGTGCTGATGGCTGTGCTACTAAAGGTAAAACCAGGGGCACAATGATTAAGATGAAAGGTGCTTAAAAATGAAAAAAGTTAAAAAATTTGCTGTTGGTGGTTTAAATGGTTTGTTTACACCAAATGCCCTAACCATAGCTCCAAATTATCCAACGGGCGTAACTCCTGCCAACCCAATGGGCGGCGGCGGTGCATATGGCGGTTTAAAAAATATTGATCAAGGCGCAGGTCAAGTAAGAAGCTCTTTACAGAATATTAAAAATGAATTGGGCGAAACAGGCGGTGGATTAACTTATGGCAGCGGACCACTGGATGGTGGGAATTATAAAAAAGGCGGCTCTGTCAAAAAGTCTAAATCTGCTTCTAAACGTGCAGATGGATGCGCTATTCGTGGAAAGACAAGAGCATGAGATCCTCTCGTGGCATGGGCGCAATAGCCCCTTCTAAGATGCCTACTGGCAAGAAGAAGCCACGCAGGGATGATACTGACTTCACCCAGTTTAAAGAGGGCGGAAAAGTAAATGCTGCTGGTAACTACACCAAGCCTAGCTTGCGTAAAAGGATTGTTTCTCAGGTTAAAGCTGCTGCAACACATGGTACTGGCGCAGGTCAGTGGTCGGCTCGTAAAGCCCAATTAGTAGCTAAAAAATATAAGGCGGCTGGTGGTGGATATAAATGAGTGGATTGGCAAAATCGCAACGTTCTTTAAAAGCTTGGGGCGACCAAAAGTGGACAACCAAGTCGGGAAAAAAGTCGTCCGAAACAGGCGAGCGATACTTGCCAAAAAAAGCAATACAAGCGTTAAGCCCGCAGGAGTACGCAGCAACAACAAAAGCAAAGCGAGCGGGGAAAGCAGCGGGAAAGCAGTTCGTCCCCCAGCCAAAAAAAGTCAAAGAAAAAGTAAAGCCGTTTAGGAAGATATGAGCACATCAGGAACCACAGCTTTTAATTTAGATCTCAATAACCTCGTAGAAGAGGCTTTTGAGCGTTGTGGTTCACAGCTGCGCTCTGGATATGACTTGCGTACAGCACGTAGAAGTTTAAACTTGCTAACCATTGAGTGGGCAAATAGAGGTATTAACCTTTGGACTATTGAACAAGGTCAAGTCAACCTTGTAACTGGACAAACGTTATATCCTATACCGAACGACACAATTGATCTGTTGGATACAGTGGTTAGGCAGAACAATGGTTCACCTAGCAACCAGATTGACATCAATATCACTCGCATTTCTGAGTCTACCTACTCAACTATTCCCAACAAGCTGACTACTGGTAGACCAATTCAGGTTTGGATCAATCGTCAAAGCGCACAAACAAACACCACTTCAGTCGTATTGACTGCCGCTATTAATTCTACAGACACCTCAATTACCGTAGATGATTCCAGTCAGCTAGCTAGTGGTGGGTTTGTCAAGATTGGTAATGAAACCATTGGTTATGCAAACGTAATAGGCAATACTTTAACAAATTGCTATCGTGGTCAGAACGGTACAACCGCTACTTCCCATGCAATTGGTGCTGCTGTTGCGGTCCAGAACTTGAATTCGATAAACGTCTGGCCCGCACCTGATGCTGGTGGTGCTCCATACACCTTTGTTTACTGGCGTTTACGCCGTCTACAAGACGCTGGAAACGGTACGACTGAGCAGGACATTCCTTTCCGTTTGTTGCCTTGCCTAGTGGCTGGATTAGCCTTCTATATGGGTCAAAAGATTGCAGAAGCACAACCAAGATTATCGTTTTTAAAATCTGAATACGAAGAACAATGGGCAATGGCATCTACAGAAGATAGGGAAAAGGCAGCTGTGCGCTTTGTACCTAGAACCTTGTTTTATAGTTAATCATGTCTAACAAATTTAGTAGTGGTAAGTACTCAATTGCGGAATGCGATATTTGCGGGCAACGGTACAAACTGAAAGAATTAAGAAAGCTGGTAGTTAAGCAGCAGATAAAGAACATTAAGGCTTGTCCTGAGTGCTGGAATCCAGATCAACCGCAGTTATCACTGGGTATGTATCCAGTAGATGATCCTCAAGCGGTTAGGGAACCAAGACCAGATACAAGCTATTTAGCATCTGGTGTGAGTGGATTGCAAATTCAAGCTGGCACTAATAACAGCGTTGAAGAGAATGGGTATCAAAGTGATGGTAGTAGAGTAATTCAATGGGGCTGGAGTCCCGTTGGTGGAGCAAGTAGTTTTGATACGGTTTTAACGCCAAATTACTTGATTGCAATTGGGCAAACGGGTACAGTAACAACATCAACTTAGGAGTAGAAAATGGGATTCAAGAAATCAGCAGACGGAATCGCTAAACAAGGTAAAACCGATGGTAAGAACCTTGGTGACAGCGGTCCAAAGGTCATGGGTAATAAGGGCGGAACAGCTTCTGCTGGCGTTACTTCCATGAAAATGAAACAAGTCGGTCGCAACATGGCTCGTGCTATGTTACAAAAATCGGCTGGAAGAGGTCGTTAATCATGGCTACATTCAGCAAAAAAATGATGGGCAAGGAAGTTGGCGATGCCAAAACCTATGCCAAGCCGCATGATATGAAGGGTAAAGCCGTGAATGCTAAAGAACCAAGTACAGTAATGCGTGATCCAAACACATTGTCAGCTCGTGAAGTCACCCCTAAGAGTGGTGCTATGCGTGTAAGTGCTGGCGATCCAAATCGTGATGATGTAAAGACAGACGGCATCAAGCAACGTGGATCTGGCGCTGCAACCAAAGGTTTTACTTCTCGTGGACCGATGGCTTAAGGGTTAACCCTAATGAATTATTCTGAACTTGTTGCGGCTATTGAAGCCTATTCTGAAAACTACGACACTGGTACTGGTGGTTTCGTAGAGAATATCCCTGTGTTTGTTAAACAGGCAGAGCAGCGTATCTATAACAGCGTTCAGATTCCTTCATTACGCAAGAATGTAACTGGATCTTTGACCGCTGGCAATAAGTACTTGTCAGCCCCAAATGATTATTTGGCTACATACTCTTTAGCCGTTATAACCAATCCTGGTACGGCTACTGAGACTTACTTTTATTTGTTAAATAAAGACGTTAACTTCATTCGTGAAGCATATCCGACCCCAGCAGATACTGGTTCTCCTTATTACTATGCATTATTTGGACCGCAATATACCTATCCAAATGAGCTAAGTTTTATTATTGGACCCACTCCCAATAGCTCCTATACCGTAGAACTGCATTATTTCTACTATCCAGAGTCTATCGTTACCTCTGGCACAAGCTGGCTTGGCGATAACTTTGACACCGTATTGCTATATGGTTCATTGCTAGAAGCTGCAGCCTACATGAAGTCTGATACCGATATGATCACCTACTACAAAGATCGCTATATGGAAGCCCTATCGCTCTTAAAACGCTTAGGAGATGGCTTAGAGCGTGGCGATGCATACCGTGATGGTCAAACTAAGCTTAATACAAACCTTAAAGGTAGCGTGGTCACATGACAATTTCTCAGGGTCAAACCACCATCTTTAAGAAAAACTGCTTAAGCGGCTTGGAAAACTTTGCCGTTGGGACTCCTTATGTTTATAAGATTGCTTTATATACGGCTAATGCGGATCTATCTTACGAAACGACTGCATATACGACTGTTGGCGAAATCACTGGTACGGGCTATACAGCGGGCGGAAAGACGCTAACCGTTATACCCCCAGCTACCGAAGACTTGACAGCTTATATATCGTTTGCCAATGTGACTTGGAGTCCAGCTTCCTTTACGACCAGAGGGGCTTTAATCTACAATAGCACCACTGGAGCTGCTGTTGCAGTGCTTAATTTTGGGGCAGATAAAACCCCTACTAGCACTTTTACAATCACCTTCCCTACAGCGAATGCAGCAAACGCTATTATTCGTTTTTCTAATTAAGGAGTTTTTATGCAAGATAATGTACAAATAGCGGATGTTTGCGAAGCATCTGTTAATCGTGGCGCAAGCCATAAAGAAGCTACCAGCATTCACGGCTATTACACCGTAGAGTGTTTAAACAATGGTCAGCTAAAGTGGAAAGATGACATCCATAACTTAGTAACTACCGTTGGTAAGAACTTTACGATGGATACCGTATTAGGCAATACTGCTGGCGGTGCTGTTGTAATGGGTTTAAAAGGTACTGGTACAGCGGCTGTTGGCGATACACAGGCTTCACACGCTGGTTGGCTAGAAGTTGGCGGAACGAATGCTCCTGCTTATACAGGTAACCGTCCTACTCCTACTTTCAGTGCAGCTTCTTCTGGTGCTAAGACTACTTCTTCAGCAGTAACTTTTGCTATTACGTCTTCTGGTACTGTAGCTGGCTGTTTTATTAACATTGGTGGTTCCTCAACTAAAGATAACACTACTGGTACTTTGTTCTCAGCTGGTGACTTTACTGCTGGTTCCAAGACTGTTACTTCTGGCGATACACTGAGCGTTACCTATACTGCTACTGCAGCGTAAGGAGCCTTAAATGGCTCTGGTATTAAAAGACCGTGTTAAGGAAACTACCACTACGGCTGGTACGGGTACAGTCACGCTCTTAGGTGCTTCGGATGGCTTTCAGTCTTTTGCTGCTGTGGGCAATGCTAATCAGACCTACTACACCGTAGCAGGACAGGGCACGTCTGAGTGGGAAGTAGGCATTGGTACATACACATCATCAGGCACAACTTTATCTAGAACCACTGTTCTTGCGTCTTCTAACTCAGGCTCATTAGTTAACTTCTCCGCTGGTACTAAAGACGTATTTGTTACTTACCCTGCTGGTAAGTCGGTCTATTGGGATAGTGAACTAGGTAATGCTGCAGCAGCTCCAGAGTTTTCGGCAACCAATGGCTTGTTTGTTAACAATATGACTGTTGGTACTTCTTACTCTATCCCAAGCGGGTATTCTGCAAACTCAGTTGGTCCAGTAACAGTTTCTAGTGGTGTTGCCGTAACGATTCCTAGTGGTAGTAGATGGCTGGTACAGTAGATGTTTGGCATTGTAGCGTTCTCACAAGCTCCGTTTGATACTTTAGGCGGCACGGCATATGCGGTTTCTGTTGTAGAGATAGAGACTTTAACCGACTCACAAAGCGTAATAGCATCTTTTGCGGGAGCAGTATCAGAATCTCAGACCTTAACGGACGCTCAATCTGTCATTGCAGCTTTCTCAGCTTCTATAGACGAATCTCAGACCCTTACTGATGCCCAGACTGGCAACGCTACCTTCGCCGTAGCAGTATCTGAGACTGAGACATTAACAGATGAACAGACAGGAAATGCTAATTTCCTTGTAGCCGTCAGTGAAACAGAGACCCTAACGGATGATCAAACTGGCAATGCGACTTACCCTGTATCCGTATCAGAGAGCGAGACACTAACAGACTCCCAGACTGGTAATGCTACTTATCCAGTAGACACTAGTGAGTCCATGACTTTAACTGAGGTTCAGACTGGTTTAGCAACGTTCCTAGCTTCTATTATTGAGCTACAGACACTTACGGACGCTCAGACAGGTAATGTTAACTACCCAGTATCCGTCAGCGAATCTCAGACCTTTACAGACGTGCAGGACGTTATAGCGGCTTTTGTTGCTTCTAGGTCTGAAAGTATGACTTTAACGGCTTTGGAAGATGCCTCGTTTACCTTCTTTGGCACGGTATCTGAGTTATTGACACTGACAGAGGTACAGGCAGCCAATGCAGCTTTTGTATCTTCAATAAGTGAAAGTGTTGGATTAACGGATTCTCAAGTCGTTCAAGCCCAGTTTATTGGTATAATCAGCGAAATTATGGTATTAACAAGCTTTGCTTCTGCACGAGGTTGGTTTAAAATTAATGACAACCAAACAGCAAGCTGGGCTGCTATACAGAATACTCAGGGATCTACTTGGACAGCAATAAATGATACTCAATCTGCGGGTTGGACCCAAATTGATGATAGTCAAGGATAAACATGGCATCTACATATAGCGCACTAAAAATAGAACTCATCGGGACTGGTGAGCAGTCGGGTACTT